GAGGCCCGAAGCGGGCGCCGGTCTCAATGGCGAGCTGTTTGCGCAGCCGGTAGGTATTGGCGTGCTGGCACAGCCCTAGGTAAGAATTCATACGGGCTGCCCAGGCTTCGGGGTTGGTGTAGCGCTCTTGGCTGTGGGCAATCTCTCGCATGGCGTTGGTGCTGCGGCGGCGCACGTAGCGCCGGTGCGGCTTCATGACGTAGCCGCAGAAGTTGATGCCGCGATAAACGCTATTGCGCTGGGTTTTTTTGGGGTGAAAGCACAGGGCCAGACGCTGCTCGACGAAGTCCTGCATGGCGGCAAAGGCGCGGTTCAGCTCGGCCGGGTCGTGGCCGATCAGCACGACGTCGTCGACATAGCGCCCGTACCAGCGCACGCCCAGCTCGCGCTTGACGAATTGATCCAGGGCGTCGAGGTAGACGTTGGCAAAGAACTGGCTCGACAGGTTGCCGATCGGCAGCCCCTTGCCCTGGCTGTGGAACAGGCTCTTGTGGTGCGGCACGTGGCGAAACCTCCACACCGGGCTGTTGATGATCGGGTTGCGGGTGGGGTCGTGGAACAGCACCTGGGCGACCAGGGCGCAGGTCTCGTCGTCGTGCACCTTCTGGCACAGAAGATCGAAGAGGATCTCCTTGTCGATGCTGACGAAGAAGTTGGCGAGGTCCGCCTGCAGGAAGTGCGCGGGGCGCTGCCAGTTCTCGCTGGCTTGGCGCATGAAGCGATGAATGCGCTCCACGCCCATCAGGGCGCCACGCCCGGGGATGCAGGCGTAGCTGTCGTGGATAAAACGGCGGTAGAAACGTTCGGCGATGCGGTTGTAGATCACATGGTGAACCACGCGATCGCGGAACTGGGCGGCCCACACCTCGCGCCACTTGGGGTAGCTGACGACGAAGGCGATGGAGCGCCCGATGCGATAGGTGCCGCTGTTGAGCTCGCGGCAAAGCCGCATCAGGTTACGCTCGAGGCGAAGCTCGAACTGCCGCTGTGCCGGGGTGTTGCGCTTGTGGCGGCGGCAGTCGTAGTAGGCCTGGAATAGCTCTTCAGCGGTAAACATGATGATCTCCTGACGGCGCGCACCCGGTAGCTGTTCGTCTTGTTGTTGCGGTTCTGGTTGCCATTGTTGAAGTTCTGGTTCCAGGCGTTGCTGGCGTCATTCTCCGTCGATGACCAGTAGTTGTTGGCATCGAAGGCGTCTTCGTTAAGCTGCTCACTGACACGTCGCGATGCGGAACCTGGGGAGCCGCGCCGAAACTGGCTTGCGCCCTTTCGCGGGGTGCGCCTGACGGCGGCAATACCCTGCGGGAGCAGTCCGAGATAATGGGCTCGCCGCATGAAGCCGTGGCCCCATGCGTTCTGGCCCTGTTCATGTGCTGCTTTGCGCCCAGCCGTAGGCCTGGCGCCCTATCGCATCGGTATAACTCACGAGCTCGCCGTGCTTCTTTTTGTTGATCAGCGCCATGTCGCAGCAGAGCCGCAGCGTCATTTCCACCACCTGAACTCGCTCGAGGATGCCCTCGATAATGGCTCGCCGCCCATGCCGGGCGGCGTTGGCCCGGTACACGCCGAGCACGATCTCCAGAGTGTCATTACGCAACCGCTCGCCCAGCGAGATCTTGAGATCTCTCGGGAAATTACGGGTGACCTGGGTGATCTCTTTCATCAGCTCGAACGTGACCTGGTAGATCGGCAGATCCTTTGCCTTCATCGGCTGCCGTGCCTCCGCTTAAAAAGTGAAAAGGTTAAAGGGCGATTCTCCTGACGGCGCGCACCCGGTAGCTGAGCGTCTTGCTGTAGCGGTACTGGCTGCCACCGTTGAAGTTCTGGCTCCAGGCGCTGCTGGCGTCAAGCTCCGTCGATGACCAGTAGTAGTTGGCAACGAAGGCGTCTGGGCCGCCAGCCTGAAAACTGACCTCTGTGGTCTGCGCCGGGTCGCTGGCCGTGTAACCTGCACCGGCGGGCACCGAGTTGGCGTTGGTGCCGTAAGTCAGGCCGTCACCGCCGAAGCCTGACGTGGTGCGCGTGCCGGTGCTGTTGTCTTGGGTGGTCGGCTTGAAGTTCCGGTAGATGACCTCTAGCTCGTCGCGGCTTGGCAGGTACCAATCGGTATGGCCGTTGAGACCCGCCCCAGCGTTGCAGTTGTCTTCGATCCACTGGAAGGCCGGGAAGCTCGCCAGATTATTCAGCGCCAGGATGGCGTTGTGGTTGGCGCGGCCGTCGGCCAGCGTCATCGGCGGCACGCCATGGGTAGTCGTCACCGAGCTCTGCGCGGTGCGCCAGGCCATCGCGCCGGCGCCCATCTGGACGCTGTCGCCGCCGCCATCCGAGACGATAAGGCCGTAGGTTTGGCCGTCATAGTCCGAGACGATCTTGCCCGCTACGTAGCCGCCACCGTAGGGCGCGCCGATCTGCGTCTCGAAGTCGGGCACGAAGCTGGCCGCGGTGGTGAAGCTGGCGGGTGCGGACCAGGCCGAGGCGCCAAAGGTGGCGCCGTGGTGACGCACTTCGACGGTATAGGTGCGCCCACCTTCTTCGAGAACGCCCTCGGGTACGGTGATGCCGTCCAGGGTGGTGGATTCGATCAGCTGCCAGACCACGGCGCCGGTATCATCCTTGATGCGCACCGAGGTGGCTGCGTGGGTGTCACTGCCGTTGACCACGCTGAAGGCGCTGGCCTCGATCACTGGCTGCTCTGGCACCTCGGTGGCGCCATCCATTGGGCTGGTGACGCTGGGCGTGGCCACGTATGTGTTGGCGGTGCTGAAGGTGGTCGGTAGCGACCAGGGCGCCCATTCGCCTTCGACGTTCTGGTCGCGGTAGCGCCATTCGTAGGTCTTGTTGGTCGCTAAGTTGTCGGCGGCGGTGTGCTCGATGACCGGCGTGCCGTCGACCGGCACCTCTTCCGCCTCGTACAGCGGATCGGCGAAGCTGCCGGCGTGCTCGATGATCTGGAACTGGCGGCGCCGCTGAGGCACGCCGTACAGCGGGTAATAGGGCGCGCCCTGCAGTATCGGCGTGGTCGTCATGCCAGTGGCGCCATCCGCAGGCTGGCGATTGACGGAACGCCAGGTCACACTGATCGGAAGCGCCGAGATCACCGCCACGCGGGTCGGGTCGCCGTCGACGCGCAGCCGTGCCACGCCGGCGGGTATGTCATAACCGCCGTCGGCGCGCTTGACCAAGGCCTGCCAGGCGTTGCCGCTCCAGCCCTGCACGCCGGTGACGTTACCCTGGCTGTGCAGGGTGCCCCCGCGCTCCATGCCATCGAGCTCAGGCGTGAAGTAGTGCCCGGGCGCACGACGGCTGAGCGTGGAGCCGGCGGACACGGTGCTGATCAGGGCGGTGGTCAGGGTGATGCGGCTAGCCGACAACACTTGCGCCACACGCACAACCTGCACGTTGCCGCTGTCGTTGATGGCGTAGTGCTGACCCACCTGAACGCCAGCCGAGCTTTCCAGATCGATGGAGTCATCCCCGCCCACGGCGCTGGTGATGGTGAATGTGGGCACCTGGAGGTCGCGCTCGGTGAAGACGCGCTGGGCGCCGTACTGCACCAGGGCATCGAGCTGGTCGGAGAGCTGCACCGGGTCGGAGCCGAGAATGTCCTCGACCTGTTGCTGGGTTTGCAGGATCGAGGCGCGCAGCCAGTGATCATTGCGCAGCAGCGCCAGAAACTGGGGGTTCCAGGTGTCCGGGTGGGCCGGGTCGGTGGTCTGGATCGCGCGCAGCTCTTCATCGAACTGCGGGTCGGTGACGGTGATTTGCTCTGCCATGGGTGGCGTCCTCTGTTGTCAGTGCGGGTCAGAATTGCAGGTCGAGGGTGGCGTCGATCTCGGTGCCGGGGTCGAGCTCCAGGGGGCTGAAGGCCCGGCGCGCGGCCAGGGTGCCATCGGCATCGAACAGGCCGATCTCGCGGATGGCTTGGCCCTGAACGTCATTGCCCGACAGGGTGGCGAGCACGGTCAGGATCACGCCGCTGGGCGTGGCGGCGCCCACTGCCTGGCGATGCACTTCGGCACCGAGAGCGGTCTCGTCGGGGCTGGCTGGGTCGCCGTTGGTGCCCCATGCCACGTGCGTGATGGCGGGCACGCTGCCACCGGCCGCGACGGCAGCGGCGACCTTGGCGCGAAACTGGGTGGTGGCGGGTATGACGTCGCTCACAGGCGGATCTCCTTACGCAGGCGGCGGTCGCGCAGCACGGCGCGCCCGGTGGTACCGATGGATGACAGGGTGCGCTGGGCGCCCAGGGCGCGGGTGCCATCAAGCGCGGGCCGCTGAGTGCGGTGCAGGCGGCCCAGCTCAAGCCCCCAGCCGCCATCGAGGCGGCGATGGCCATCGACCACTTCATTGAGCGACCAGCTGGCGTCAAGGCGGTCGGTACGGCGCTCGCCCAGCGTCCAGGCGTTAGCGGCGCGGGCCTGCAGGCCAAGCGCCATGGATTGGCGCACGCAGATAGCGGCGCTGCCCCAGGCGGCGTCGAGCGCCGGGCCCACCGGGCGCTGGCCAGTGAGTCGAAAGCGGCCGCGCAAAGGCTCACCGCCATCGAGCAGGCGCGGGGTGTAGTCGCCTGAGAGTGACCAGCAGCCCATGAGCGGGCGTGCGCGGTGCACTTGTGCGCCTCGGCACTCGGTGAAGTTCAGGCGCAGGCGCTGCGTCAGTGGGCCGAGCGTGATGCGGGCATCCCACGTGGCGGCGTAGCGGTAGATCAACGCAATCAGCTCGGAGCGCAGCGGCGCAGCGGCCTCGACGCGCTCGCGAATGCGGCGCTGGTCGCGGGCCTCAAACGGCGCATCGGCGATGTTGAAGGCCAGGGCGTACTGAGCCCAGTGCGTGGTGACCACGCGCGGCGGGTCAACCATGTCGCCACCGAGCGCGTTGGCGGCATCGAGCAGCCAGGTGCCGTCGATATAGCGCCCGCCGGCGGCCTGCCACTCGGCGTCCTGCCGGGCGTGCTCGAGGATCTCGACGTCGCTATAGCCCAACACCTCAAGGGCGCGGCGCACGGCCCAGACGGTGCCGCGCAGGCGGCGGATCGGGATGGCTTCGCCGATGGCGTCGCGCTTGGCTTGCTCGGACCAGCGGCGGTGCCAGTGATCGACGCCCACCGCCCAGCCTAGCCAGGGCAGCATGTCGGCCGGGATGCGCTGGGCATCCCATAGCGCATCGAGCGGGGCCTTGGCGCGCTCAAGGTCGGCGGCGACCGAGGACAGGCGCCGCTCGAGCGGGCTGGCGTTAGGCGGCAGCAGGCTAGTCATCGATGCTCACCTCGATGGCGGTGCAATACGGGGCCTGGCTGGCGTCGCCACCGATGTCGGCGCTGGGGGTGTGCAGGGTGACGCGCTCCACGCCGGGTGCGTAGAGCCGGGATTCCAGGGCCCCGCGCACGATGACAGCGCCCAGGGCGTGACGCTCGTCGACGTACTCGCGGGCGCGGCGGGCGGCCTCGGCGGCCACGACGTCCGCGTCGGGGCCCTCGCGCAGCTCCAGGGTGGCGGCAATGGCAAAGGGCAGGATGGTGGCGCTGCCGACGCGCACGGTATCGGAGAGCGGGCGCACCTGCTCTGCGGTGAGCGCCGCCTCGACGGTCTCGACCAGGGAGGCATCGGCCTCGCCAGTGTCATGACGCGAGAGCACGTAGACTTGCACCACGCCAGGCAGCGGGCGCACAGCGTCGGCATCCTTGACCGCCGGGTCGGCCTGCAGGGCGAAATACTG